CCTTGCCAACTCAGCGCCTGTGTTGCTGGCTTGCTTATTATCAGAAGTAACCACCAAGCTGATTTTGCTGTTTAAGATTGTCACCTCATGGGACAAGTTAGAAAGAGCCGACATAAGGTAAACCACACACGAAAACAATAAAGGCAAAAGTGCAAATGTAATTTTTTCAACCAAAGCGCTCTTGCTTTCCATTGCTTGAATTTTTTCCTCGCTCATTGTTCTTTTTCCTTTTTAATCTGATTTATTAGCCGTTGCACTTGCTCTTGTTGGCGCTTAGTTTCTTTTTTTGCCTCAAGAATGTCAATATACATGAATGAGATTATTGGCAAAATAAGCGCAAACACTACCGTCATGCTAACAAGCGCAACTAAGAACCCCATTTGGCTATCCTCATTTGGCGCAGGGCGAGGAATAGGAGGTGGAGGTATATAGTAACTATCATTACCGCCCCGATTATTAGCGCCTTGTCTTGGAGATTGTTTAGCATTTGCCTTCGTAGCCATAACGCCTTCCTATCCTTGGCTTCTTGCTCTAACCTTGTTTGTTCTTCTTCTTCCCGCAACCTTGCATATTCTTCTTCAAACCTTGTCCATACAGCACCCAAGGCAGGGTCTACATGATAAATAAGGAATTCACGCAATTCAACCGCTTGGCGCTCTAACTCAATTTGGTTAAAGACGTTTTCTAACGCTTGTGACTTTAAAGATTTATTCTTGGGCGGGTTGCGCTTTTGTTCTGCGGCATCTTTTTTGACTTCTTCATGCGCCTCAAAGAATTGACCAATGAAGCCCGATATTTCCTTGGTTATTTTGTGAAGTTCACCGCCAGTTTGCTTTATATCCTTATACAGGGCTACTCCCTGCTTTATCGCAGCTATTGCGGCAAGGGCGGCGGTGAATGGATCAATTTGATTTACCTACCCAGTGGGATACATAACCCACAACACTAGACAACGCAGAGACCAAAGCCATGCCAGCCCAAAAGCCACCACGACCCTGATTGGCAAGGGCAACCAATTGGGCAAGTTGACTTTCCATTTTGTCCATCTTCTTGTCCATATCGTCAAATCGGCGCTCGTAGTCTTGGACTTTTTGCCAAAGAACGCCGTATTTAACTAAGTCGATTTCGGGTGTAGCCATCATTTGCCCAAGTCTTGAATTTTGTTTTTGCCTGTTTGCTGACCAAGTGCTTTAGCTTTTTCCATTTCTTTTTGGGCTTTTATGGCTGCTTTGGTTAATGCTTGTTGTTCCATTCGTGCGGCATATTTTGCGCCAGCTTGTTGACCAAGATATGTTCCAGCAGCAGCGCCAGGCACTTCACCAACAAATCCACCAATTGCCGCACCAGCACCAGCACCCAATTTAGGCAAGTTGCCTTCAATGATGCCAACACGCCTTGCTTGCAATGCCGCACCTTCATAGCCATGCACCCCTGGCATCAAATGCCCTGCATAGTTAAGTGCATGGAATTTACGAATTTCATCAGCAGGGAATGTTTCCAAAATCTTTTGACCAACAACAGAATTCATCACATTGTTAGCAGAGTTTTGATTCCATTCACCCATCTTGCCTGCGCCAGCTTTTTGCACTTCACGGGCTAATGCGCCATCAATCTCGGCTCTAGCGGCGGCGGCGGCTTGTTGCAACTCAGGCGGTACTGGTGGCAAGCCCTCGGGCGCACCTCTAACCCTGCCATTTGCCAACTCATCCAAAGTATCCCGTATGTGTCGCCATTGGTCTTTTGGTAAATTGTTTAGCTTGGATGGTATTTTTTCCAAAGGTGTGGCTGATGTAACAACACCATTGGCATCTACCTCGCCAAATAGATTCTTAATGCCCTTTGATCCAAAAATGGTTTTTTCGACTTGATGAACTTTGTCGCCAAGTTTGTACAAAGCTGGATCAGCAACCGCCGCAATGTCTTTGTCAATTGCTTGGTTAATTTTGCGAATGGTGTTTGCTCTTTCTGGAGTCCATGTTCCCGGCGCATTATTGCTTTTGCGAACGGCATCAAAAGCCGCAACAGAACCAGCAGGCGCTATTTCTCCATTAGGTAATTCAAATCCAACGGTTTTTGCTAGTTCAAGTTCTTTTTGTGCGCCTTTTAAAAACCCCAAAGTTCCATCTTTTTCGGCAGTTGCTAATTGTTGAGCATTGCTAAAAAATGAATCCGCGTTATTAGTGTTGATTCTGTTATTGCCCATATTTTTAAAGGCTGAATCGTAAATTTCTTTTTTGGCTTGATTCAAATACCCAGTAAGGCTTGACGATGCCAAATCATCTTGTGAAGTGCCATACATCACATCATTAATGCGACCACCACGTTGTTCGTCATTGATCAAACTGCGGGATGCGCCAGTAGCGTTTACTCTATCTTCGGCAAACTTTGACAACGCCGCTTGCTCATTGGCAATTTGCTGTTTAAAAACTTGACCTTCGGGCGTATCCAATTTGGCTTTTGTGTACTCATTACGCAATAGATTTTCGTTGCCCGTCACCACGCCTGGTCGAACCGCACCGCCTGGCATAATTTCTTGCACCAATTGGGAACGAACTATTTGCTCGTTAACAGGCACATCTGTTGGGGTCTTGGATAACTTAACTTGCGGGAATTGACCACGCACGGTTTCCTCGCCAGTAATCTTGCCAGCAAACGGGTTGTTCTGTACACCAGCCGCACCAACGCTACCCGCTGGCGCTTGTCGTGCCTCAAATTGGGCTTGGGCTTCTGCTTTGGTAAGTTGACCAGGCTGGACAATCTCCAACTCTCCAACCGCTTGACGCAAAGGCTGAACAACTTTGCCAACAATAGGTGCAATATCTTTTACTGCTTGTGGTAATGCAGTAGACCCAATAACCACCATGTTTCTAATATCTTCGGGTGGTACAGTCAGGTTATATTTTGCTTTTACGTTTTCAGATATTTGCTCGGGGGTCATCCCCATCACATTAAACATCTTGTTGATTTGCTCGGCGACAGGTTGGGTAATACCGCCCATTGGTTGCTGATATGTTTCTTTACCTGTAATGCCCAAGGCTTTACCAATTGGCTTATCAATAGCGCCAGCAACTTGTTGACCAATTGCTTCGGCTCTTTTTGCGCCTTGTTCCAATTCTGCGGGGGTTTTTACTGAGAATATTGGGCCTTCAGTTACAAACGGTTTGACAGCCGCTTGTGCCATTGCCCCCACAGTAGCAGGCACGACCCCATAAAGGGTGTCTATTCCACCAGCTACACGTTCACCAAGATTTTGACCAATTGCTTGTTTGGCTTCAAAGCCTTTTTGCAATACTTTTCCCAAAATTTGCCGCACATTGCTTTCGGGTTGCCGCCTTGGTACATAAGCGCCCATTGTTCCCTCTTGGGTGCTTGCCGTGGTTTCTGCGGCTAATTGGCTTGGTTGGGCGGCAACGGCGGATTGTGCGGTTGATACGGTCTTGCCCGAAAAAAACGCTTCTAACGGGTCGGCTGGCGCTGCGGTTGATTGTGCGGTAGGGGCGGCAGTTGTTGTGGTTGGCGCATTTGCTTTGGCGGCGGGTGCTTTTAAAACTTTGTTTACATATTCGGTTGGGTCTTTGGTGATAAAACCACCATACGCTGCCAATGCTTTTTCAACGCTACCTTTTTCTTTTACCAATTGTTCAAGGTAAGTTTTTGCCGCTTGCCTTGATTCTGCTTCATTAAGTGGATTAAATTCAATGCCTTTTTTGTGCATTGTTACAACTTGCTCGGGTAAAAATTGATATGCACCCATTGCTTTACTTTGTTTATTTAAAGCAAATCTATCTCCACCGCTTTCAACACGGCGTAAATTGTCTAAAATTTGATCAGTAATTACCGATGAACCGCCAGTTGGTTTGGGCGGGGTTGCAACCGCACCGCCTCCGCCGCTTAAAAATTGTTCTAAGGCATCCATTTAAAAATCCTTAACGTTTAAGCGGTTTAAGTGGTACGCCAGTAGCTTCTAAACTTTTTAAATTTTGATACCTTGTTAGCGCATCTTCAAATTCTGATGCTTTTGGGAAAAGTTTTTTAAACTCATTTTGCATTTTGGTAGGATCAGTTTCATTTTTCATAGCATTTATTGCTTCAAAGATTCTTGTATCTTTGGCATTTGCGTTCCATGCTTGTATAAATGCTTTTTGGTTATTATCGCCAAATTTTTGAAAAAAGTTCTGCGCCCCATTAGCTTGCATATCCATATTAGTACGGTCTGCTTCAATTCTTTTAGCAATCGTTACTAATACATCAGGTGGAATTTTAATTGTGCCATTAGCCACAGCACTCATATCCAAACCACCGACAGTTACACCTAATGAACCCATTGTTTTTGATTGGGTTATAGCTTGTTGCGCCAAATCTTTGGCAAGCAAATCGTACTTATCGCTTCCAATAGCTGATCTAATTTTTCTGCCAATATTTCCAATAACGCCGCCTTGTTTTTCTACTTCAAACAATTCCTTTTCAATTTCTTTTGCCGCCTTCATTACTTCTTCAGTATTTCTACGGGCTTGTGGCAAACCAATTTGAGCATTTACCAAATTGTTACGATAGTCTGAACCAGCGGTTGCATCTTTTTCTTCGCTTGGCTCTTTCATGTAAGGTTGGTCTGCTCGTCTAACCGCATAAGGCAAGGTCATGCCAGGTGCAACTTGACTGCCTGCCGTTGGCGTTCCTACGGCTGGTGCGTTTGGTGCTGGTGCGCCGCCTTGCATACCGCCAGCAATACCAACAGTAGCGGTGGGCGGTGCAGTTCCAACGCTAGGTTGGGTTGTGATTGTTTTGCCCTCTGCCGTAACTTGAACAGATGGCGCAAGCTGAGTTTGTTGTTGTGTTGGGGTCAATATAGCTTGACTTGCTTTAACCAATGAATCAGCTACTTGTGGGCCTGCTTGCATACCCGTAAAAACAGGCATATAAGATTTTTCAACTAAGTTTTTTAAATCCATATTGTCAGGATTTTGTTGCACCAACATTTGCAATTCTTTAATTGCAACATTTGGATCAGTAACGCCAGCACGACCAAGCAAACCTAATGTAGAACCAACCAATTGCCGTTGGTCTTGAGTCAAATTTTGTTTGGCTTTTAACGCCTCAGTTTGGGCGGTGCTTAACGTACTCATCTTGCTGACGTAATCAGGGCCAGTTAGGGGTGCAAGTTTAGGCACAGCGGCATTAATTTTGTTTATGTCAATGCGACCCTCAGTTTGGAAATTATTTGGGTCAGCAAAAAACGTCTGCATATTTTGACGTTCAATATTCTTTTGTTCCTCAACGCTTAAAGCAATTTGACCTGTGCGAGTAGCTTGCGCCTGCTGTTGCAAAGCCAAAGGGTTAACTTGCTCTGCTTGTCGATATGCTTGTGCGCCACGGGCAACATTCATCATGTCGCCTAGTGACATTTGCGGTGGCGGTGTAATGCCAGTAGCAACTGGCGTGATTGGGTTAATATCTGCCATTTTTATTATCCAATTGCGTTGTATTGATTCATAAAGTTACTGCCCGAAACATTAGAACCACCACCTGGCTTTAGCATCGCATACATCATTGCAGAATTACCAATGTTTTGATAACCGCCAGCTTGTGCATTAGCCGCACCAATCTGACCGCCAGCCAACGCATTAGCGCCGCCAGTAGCAAGGTTAGCAAGGTTTGTACTTGTTGCCGATCCAAGGTTTTGCGCTTGCCCTTGGGCCGTTTGACCAATACCCGCAATGCCTGACAACCGATTAAAAATGTCGGTTTGCTGATTACGAAAATTAGTCAGCGCATCTTGATAACCGCCTTTGGCATAGTTTTCTGCAAAGATGGTTTTAGCAAGATCAACGTTAGACCCTGGGCTTGCCACATTTGCGCCCTGTGCCGTAGCCCCCAAACCTTGTTGTTTCATAAACTCATAGTTAGGCGCAAGGTTGGCAGTCAAATCCGCAGGTGTAAATTGCCGAGTAAACTGCGGCAACATCTGATTAATTTTTGTCAGCGCACCATAGCCAGCCTCTCTATAAGGGGCTTGCTGTTTGTTCAAAATGTCAAACATTTCCCGCTGTTGACGGGCGGCTTCTTGTGTGCCACGGTATTGCATATTAGCGGCATTTTCAGCAGCGCCAGCTTGCTCTTGTGAACCCAAATAACCTAAAACGGCTGACCCAGCCAGCGCCCATCCTATCGGCATGATGTGTCCTTTCTTATCAAAACTTCGTCAACTTTGGTTGCATCAGTTTCATCGGTTGCATGAATGCAAAACCATTCACAGTTTTCTAAAGCCTCAATTGTGTGATGTACGCCTGATTTTATTTCCAAACAGGCTGGCGCGGTGTATTCTTTTGCACCCTCATCTGTTCGCAAAATTACCCGCCCTTTTGCCAAAATGCTCAAATGGCTGTAATTGTGGGCATGAGTTCCCGCCACAAATCCCGCAGGAATCTTCATTTGCTTGGCATAAAGCCCATCCGAAAAGTGGTGAACCGTTCCCAAGTCGGCATCAAATTGCCCCTCATGGGCGGCAAATATTTCAGCGTGATTCAAAACGTACCCCCTTTAACGCCGTTTAGGGCTGTGAAATCGGTGAATTTGCCCCCCGCTGGCGTTGTTAAGCCAATTGTTGAACTGTTAATAACCGCATTATCAATTGTTCCGCCATTAATGATAGATGTTTGAGCATTAAAAGAAATTACATTGGGATTCATTAACCACAACAGCCAAGCCTGAGTCGGTCTACCTGTACTTACATCCAAAAATGCCGAATACGGTATATTAATATTTGTGCTTGGCGCAGTTGCCATTAATTTTCTCCTACGCTGGCTTTTAGTTCAGCAGAAACTATGACCGCCTTCACAGGATCACTTATTGATACTTCAAAAATTCTATCCCGTGACCAACCCAAACGCCTCCAAAGCGCACGGTTGGCATATTGCCCAATCTTGCCAATGGTTGTCCAATGTTCGTTTGACCATGTAGAACCACCGTCATTTGACCAACGTAACATGGCTTGAGGGTCATTGCCTTGTCCTGTATTTAAGCCCACGCCTGGCTGAAATTGTATTTGGAACGATTCAAAATATTGCCGTTGCAAGTCAGTAGTCAAATGAGGCGCACGGCGCAAACGGCGAATGGTTGCGCCATCTTCGGTGTAAACCTCATTTTGAATCGTATATAACTTCCCGTTCTCATAATCGCCAACGATATATTCATTATTAAAGAAACAGCCGCAATTTGACCGATGACGTTTGTAAACGGCGGCATCAGAATCCCAAGACAGCCATTTGTGCCATTGCTGTGTTGATCCATCGTAAACCCAAGTCAATCCATAATTGCCCACACTAGGAAAAGTCACCACATACATTTCGTGACCTTCGATTTGGTAGGTGTACGCTATGGCATCGCTGGTAACTTGATTCATTAAAGATTGTTCAACCGCATGGGTTGAGAATTTTTTGTATTCGTAGTTAACCATTGCTTCAATGGTTGAGTCGCCTCGGGTATCTTTGCAAACTGCAGCAAATGAAGTCCCAAATCTAGCCACAGAAAATGCCGCACCAACGCCTGATTGAACAGTAGTGCCAGGCACTCGGGCAAATGGAAAAGTCGTAATTCCCGTAATAGTATTACCTACATCTGTCCAAACTTCGGTAGTCACATCTTTGAGCACATAGACTTGCCTGCGATCAACAATCAGGCTCACAATGTTGTCAGGAAAGCCATTAGCCGACCCATACAAGGCTTGGCTAGAAAGGCTTGAATTTAAATCAGTACACGCCCAATTGAACGTGTTTGGTTGGTTATAAATGTTGTATCCATCTATGGAATCCACAACGGTTGCACCCTGCCACGGCCCATCTGTGTTCGGCAATGTGGCAAATGTATTAGTCGATTCAATCCATGTGTACCGATTCACACCATCCACAATATAAGCAGTCATGCCATTATTGGTCACATTATCAGAAATGGACACTTGCCCTTGATCAGTTATCAGCGATCCAATTTGAGTGGCGGTGTAATTAGTATCTATTTTATAAACTATGCTTCCAGCAACTGCTATGAAATAATTTTCATTTGACAAAGTATGAAGTCCACGAACTTCAGCATTCTCAAGTTGAGCAATTTTTAGAAGTCCAGGCGTTGGGTACATTGCCACAACACCCCTTGCGCCCTGTTGTTTGGTGGGGTCAATTTCGCAAAAGAAGTTAATGCACTCTTGTGCATCTTGGTAAATAGATGGCGCTTCATAGGAAGCCCCGACAAAACCAAAATCAGGCATTATCTAAATCCTCCATCCATGATAAAGCCAGCATCTTTTGCTTTGCCCATCATTAAGGCATCAGGATAACGTGCAACTTGAGGTGGGCGCATATTGGTGCGCTTAATTGTTGCTTTGGCTTGCGCTGCGTAGCTGGTAATCAATGCAATTTGAGTTTGACTAGCTTTGCCATACATGGGCATCAATCGTTCCGCAAGACACCAACGCAAAGCCATGTTGTAGCCTTGTGGCAATGTAATTGTGTCGTTTATGCTTTGATATTGCCTAAAAATGGTTTGCGTAAATAAGTGCAATTCACCTTGCGAGGGATTAGGAAATACATATACCGTACCAAGCGTTTCGGCAGGCATATAGTAAATCATCTTAGCCCACGGGCCATTAAGCTGTTTGATGCCAAGAGATTCATATTCCTCAAGGCTCAAAATCGCCACAGGGTAATCTAAATAACCGCCAGCAACATTAGACCCACCTTGCATTGTTGCAACTCGTACGAACGCCGATTCAATAGTCAATGGTCGTTCGTAATAAGCGCTGATAGATGTGCTGGATACGGTTTGATAAGTGCTTACGGTATATGTCCCCGCTTCATTAACATTACCCCCTGCACCCGTTCCAAAACCTACAATAGTTGTGCCTGAGGTAATTCCAGTTCCCGATAACGTCATACCCATTGTGATGCCACCACTGGTGATAGCGGTGACGGTCAGCACATTACCAGCAATTGACCCTGTAAAGGATGCGCCAACCGAACCGCCTGGCCCTAACGTATATTGCACAGTATTTTGCACAGTTGGGAAAATTAACTCTGACCGATAGAAAACCATCATGTTTTCATTTGACCATTGCGCCAACATATCGTTGAGCATATCCAAACCATCTTGCGCTTCATCAGACGATGGAACTTCGCCAGCGGCAACAGCGCCAATGTCTTTCATGGCTCGGCTAATAATGTCAATTGGTTGCATATTTTTCCTTTGTTTATTTCAAGGTATTTACTGCACAAACTGTACTAAGTCGCCCACATTTAACCCACCAGTAAACGTGACGCTGGTAGTCGTAGTTTCTGTGTAATTTGTAGTAACAATTTGTTTACTGCCGTTTACAAAGACTTGCAATGAGTTTTGCCCAACCAAGTATGTAAATGGAACTGTTACCACGGTTTGTCCTTGCGTTGCAGTCACAGTGCCAGCTTGACCAGAACTAGCAAGTCCAGATAAATTATCTGTTGACCAAAGCTGAACATCAACAGAGGTCTTAAGAACAAATTTATAATTGCCACCCGCAGTTAGCCAAATCTGACCGCTAGATGGAACACGACCTGCCGAGTCCAATATGATGGGGTTGGTGTGTGCAACATTTCCTGCGTTGGTTGTATATGTAGCCGCAGGAGTGGTCGTGCCAGCGGCGTAGGTATACAGCTTCCCGCCAGTCAATACCAGACCGTTGTTGTCAAAAAATTGTGCGGCAGCACCGCCAACGGGCGAAAGATTAACAGCCATATTAGCCCCCTACTTCAATTGTTTTTGGCTTAAATAAGTCATGCAAAGGCTTGCGTTGCGCCGCACTTTCTTCGGGTGTCATGGGTGCTTGTAATGGTTGTTGGTCTGACATGATTTTTTCCTTTACTGTGGGACATCTTGAACGGTAACTGCAACATAGTAAGTGCCAGCCGCAACAGCGGCGGTTGCTCTAACAGCAAAAACTCCTTGCAACGGGTATGGGTTTGCAGCGCCTGGTACTGGCGCACCAGCGGTGCTGCACTCGTTGCAATAATTTACATACATAGCCGCTTCCCATAGTGGCTCTGCCATAACTTTTGGTGAATATGGTGAGCAAGCAATATGATAAAAATAAAAGGCTTTAGCATCCCCCGCCGCTAACGGCGTAGCAAGGGTAAACGAAAGTAAATTACGATTAATTGTCAAAGGTACGCCGCCGTTAAATGTAGCTAACGTGTTATATGTTGTTGTCATCGCGGGAATTGGGCTTATCCCCCACAAATTTCCTTGGGGTGATGAAAAGTTAACAATTCTGCACGGCCCTGTTTGTTTAAATTTTGTATAGTTGTATTGCCCCGAATTAGATATAGCAAATATTGGATTATTAATGCAAGCGCCTTTAATATATGCGTCATCCATTGCATCAAAATAACCTTTTGCGGACAAAAAACATCTTGCAGCAGGAAAATTTGCATTTGCATAAAAGCCAATTGACCCAGTTATAAGGGCAGGGTCAATTGCAAAAACATCAACATAAGTGTCATCCCAAGGAAGATTAGCGCCAAGGCTTCCATTGTTTACATCATAAAAATAAACACCATATTTGCAACTCACTGCAAAATTACCTTTGATTTGATTTCCTTGCATCAATACGCTAGTAGTAGTTGTAGCGTTATATGCAAATTTAATAGCTGCTTCAGCATTTCCATTAATAACTGTAAAATTGATAATATTATCCGCGCAAGTTTTATTTGTGTTATCAACAGCCAAAACCAAACCATTTGTAGAGTTAGCAATATTTGCGATATAAATTTGCGCCAAAGCAGTTCCATAAAGATACAGCCCAATAGAACCGTTAACAATAGACGGTATATTTAATATGGTGTTTGAATAATTTGCGGGGGCTAAAGTTACAACTGGAAATGTATTGTTGGATGCAGTAATGATTGTGCCACTAGCGCAGTCAATTCCTACGTTAGTCGTGAATACAATTCCAGACGTTACATAGTAGTCTCCAATAGGAAAATAAATAGTCCTAACAGAGAATGTTTGCGCGTAAGCAATAGCCGCTTGAATCGCTGGCTGATCATTTGTTGATCCATCACCTTTTGCGCCAAAATCTTTAACAGAAATAATGTCTGAAAGTTTTTCGTTAATTGGTCTGTTGATAGCACCAGCGGGTGTAGCCCCGCCGTTTTTTACGTCAAATTTAGGAATTAAAGTTGCCATGTGTGTCTTTCATTTCGGGTGTGTTCTTACCAACCAGCCAAAGTTACATACTTTTGCCCATTATCCCCGCAATCAGCAAGAAAGTCAGCTTTCTGATCTTGAGAATAGTTGCGCCGTTTTACTGATTTAAGTTCTATGGGGTCACCGTTGTCGTCTAGTACTTCTTCTAGCCAACTGACTTCCAAAGTGTTTGATTTAATGTCATGCAAAATTGAAGCTAAATAACTCATGCTGTTACACCTTTAATAATTGTAAAGCTAAGAACAGGGGCATCGCTAGCGACTCCAGATACAGACGCAAAACCTATGTTAAATGAACCCGCTGTAACAGCAAGTATTTGATAAACATAGTAGTTAACTGCGCCAGATTTTTGATTTATGGTAATTGTGTCTGTTGCCGCAACAAGACTATTGTTAACAGTGAATTGTGACCAAGTTAAACTGCCAGCCGCAGTGAACATGGTGATTGCACCTGTGAACTTATTTAACGTTACCGCAGTTGCTCGGATTGTTCCTTGTGTAACAGTACCCCCTGAACCTGTGCCGTAACCAAGACCGCCAGTAGCATTGGTAACAAGAACATTGCCGCTTTGGTCGATACGCATTTTTTCCGTTGTTGCAACTGTTCCATCTCCAGATGTAAAAACAAATCCACTACTTCCATTTAATGAAATTGTATTTGTTGGAAATGCCGCACTAGAGTTATATCGTGAAATGTCTCCAGAATAGGTATTGCTTGGGTTTACAAATGCCATCCGCGTATGAAAGTTGTTACGCAAAACAGCTACTGTCTGGTTTAGAAAAGTAGGGCTAGTTACAGTTCCTACTGCGCCAACAATATCAAGATACGTTGCAGGAGAGCTATTGTTTATGCCGAAAAAACCGCTAGAAAATCTTGCAGTATTAACACCATTTGTAGTAAAGGCAATGGTGTTAGCGGCAGGAAAGAAGATGCCTGTATCTGTGTCGCCTGTTGTGGTGATGGCAGGGAGTGCCGCTGTTCCAGCTTGAACAGTCGTAACACCTGTAGCTGATAAGGTAGTAAATGCACCAGTGTCGGGTGTTGTTGCGCCGACAGTGCCGTTAATGTTGATGGATGCAGTACCCGTCAGATTAGTCACAGTACCGCTTGATGGCGTACCTAGTGCGCCGCCATTGACAACAAATGCGCCTGCTGTACCTGTGTTGATGCCCAACGCCGTTACAACGCCTGTGCCTGTTGTTGTGGTAGCTGGCGCAGCGCCAGCACCGCCGCCAAGAACAATAGCATTTGCCGCCAATGCCGCACTCGTTGCCCAAGTGGTTGCGCTACTGAAATAGGGGATACCGCCAGATGTTCCAGCCACTGTCAAAGCCAAAGTGCCTGATGAAGTAACAGGTGATCCAGCAACCGAAATTAAACCACCTGTGAAAGATTGCCCCACACTAGTTACAGTTCCGCTTGTAGCTGGCGCTGCCCAAGTTGGTGCGCCGCCTGTTGTTGCTGTAAGCACTTGACCTGTAGTTCCTGCCGCTGTAGATACAGGTGCAGCGCCAGCACCGCCCCCATAAACAACCCCATATTGCGTTAATGCCGCAGAGGATGCCCAAGTTGTGCCACTTGAAAAATAAGGTATGCCACCACTTGTCCCTGCTACTGTGAGCGCAGGTGTGGTGGTTGCCGTAGCAACTGTAATGATGCCGCCTGTAAAACTGACGCTGGTAACTGTTCCTGCGTAGGTGCTACTCCAAGTAGGTGCGCCGCCTGTAGTTGCGGTCAGTATCTGTCCTGTCGTACCCGCTGCCGTTGCCACGGGAGAAGCGCCAGCACCCCCGCCGTAAATTACGCCATATTGGGTCAACAAAGCAGAACTGGTCATTGCTGACGTTGATGAAAAATATGGAATGCCGCCTGATGTGCCTGCACTTAATCCTGTTCCGCCTCGACCAACGGAAAGTTGACCTGACCAACCAAGGGTCAAAGATGCGGCGTTAAGCAAAGCAGTTGTTGGTGACCCGCCCAAAGTCAATGTGACGTTGGTGTCGTCTGTTTTGGTTAACGCCGAACCTGGCACATCTGCCGCAACCAATGCCCTAAAAGCAGGAACGCCAGCCAACCCATTAGGCGCAGCCAACACATAGTTTGCAGTCTTGGAAGCGTAAGGATTTTGTGTGTCGCCATATCCTGATGCAAGACTAATAACAGGTGTGGTTGTTCCTGTCGCTACGTTAACAGGACTTGTCCCTGTAACAGATGTAACTGTTCCACCTGTACCAGTTGCAGAAATTAAAATTGATCCTGCGGTGTTAGTAATTGATACGCCGCTACCAGCCGTTAGAGTAGTTCGGGTAAACCCTGTTCCATTACCTATGTCTAACGCACCATTGGCAGGAGTTGAGGTAAGGCCAGTGCCACCATTAGCCACAGCAAGCGTTCCAGCAACCGTTATAGCGCCTTGTGTAGCGGTTGCTGGCGTGAGTCCTGTCGTTCCAAAACTAAGGCTTGTAACCGCTATAGAAGCAATGTTTGACCATGTAGGAACACCCGCACCAGCCGATGTTAAAAGTTGACCTGTTGTGCCTACCCCAGTAAATTGATACGCCAATCCATCGCCATAAGCAATAGCGCCAGCAGTAGGAATTGTGGTGCTAAATGTTCCACCATTTGCAATTGGCAATAAATTAGCCGCAATTAATTTGATTGTGCCGCTAGAGTTGTAATACAGCTTGCCATCAGCAATATTTATCGCAAGTTCACCCAACGCAAGATTACTAGCAGACGGCACATTTGATGCTGTCGTTGAGTAATAAAGCTGAATCGGAGTAAACCCAGATTGCGCCACAGTTTACTCGTAATAAACGGTGCATTTAACTGTGCCGCTAATGACCACATACAAGCCATTTGCAGTGTTCAAACCATCAAAAAAATTGTAATTTGTGGCAGCGGTGGGAGTAAAAACACCCAAAACGGTGGCTGTTGTGCCTGATGTTTGCGTGTCGTAAACCGTAATTGTGGGGGTGCTAGATGCGGCACTGACAAAAATGCCTTTGAGTTTTGCTGGCGCACTTTTGACCAATGTGGTCGCTTCAATATAGGCAATATTGGACATAAAAATCCCTTTCAGTTCATCAAATTATATGCTTCAAAACAAAAAAAGCCACCCCTTTTGAGGGCGGCTCTTTCATTTACTTCATGCCGATATTAAGGCAGGAAAGTCAGGTCGTAACCGTAGATGAAAACATCGGCGGTTGCGGCAGCGCCTTGCGCTGTGGTGTTGCGGATATACAGGTTTAAGCCTGTAATTGCATCAGTGCTAGTTGCGGCAGTCACAACGGCTTTAGCCGCCGTGGTGTTGCCTGTCAACGCATAAGCAGATTTAACGGCTGTACCACCAGCGGCAGGGGCTGTGTAAACAGCCAATTGTGCGGTGGTCAAGTCAACGCTTGCATTGGTAACAATGATGCTTTGGACACTAACTCTACCCGAAACCAAAATGTTAGCAACAGTGTCGCCAACAGAGTTAAGGTTTACCGATTGTGCAGAGGCAATCAAGCGCAAGGCTTGGTTGGTTGCAAGATTGGATGGGTGGTTAGAAGTGGTTTGTGCTGCACCTGGATTGATAGTAGCCATGATTAGTTTCCTTTCTTAATGGGGTTGATTAGGAAGCCACTCGGCAAGCCAATTCGGGGTACAGCGGGGCCCAGCCATACAGCACATCAACACGGGTCGGAATTGAATCGTTGTTGATGGTGTATTGACGAACCACACGCAATGACAAGCCCAAGTCTTTGTCGCTTGCACGACCAGCAAAGTGGACTCCATCAGGCAATTCCAAATCGGCGGTAGCCAAAGTGAAAGCATTTTTGTGCATCACGATGTTTTGTGGTGACACAGCGCCAGCTTGGTTGAATGGGGTCACAGCGGAAGCGCCAGGGCTTGTGATGGACACGTTTTGGAACTGACCAGCAGAGATAACAGCAGGCGACACAGTAACGGCATTACCGCTGATAGCGGTGACAACGAAATTGCGTAGCTTGTTGCTACCGTAGGCTTGACGGTTTTGGGGGTTGACCGCATACACGTTAGCAATGGTGAAAGTGTCACCAACGTTAGGCGTGAAAGTGCCAGTTTTTGACAGCGTAAGTGCTGAAGTTTGCGCCCATCCTGAGGTCAAAATGCCAGTGTCGGTGCTGGTGTTAATGGTTGCTGTACCAGTGTAAGTGCCGAAAGTTTGTGCGGCAATATTCTGATCCATCTTCCAATTCATACCAGCAGAGTCACGACCCATCATGCCCTTGCTGTATTGCATACCAATACGATCATTGGGAACAAACAAGCCCTTCAAGCTGTCCACGATTGTTGCGCCAGTAAAAGGCTCAATAATGCAAGAACGGCGACCATCACGGGGCGCACCTTCGCTGTCCAAGTAGGCTTGGGCAGTAAGGTATGTCAACAATGATGTTGGAGGTGTGCCAGCAGTACCAACGATATTGGCAGTGTTTAGCTTTGCCATAGTCGTGCCATCAAAGTCGATCTTGTTGGCAACGGCTGCGACAGCAGGCTTCAATACACGGTCAGAGAACATATCCAATGACAATGCCAAGTCCTGTGTGGTGAACTGGGTATCAACGTGGAATTGAGTTGACAATGTGACGGGAGTGCTGGTTTCGTTGAAATCTTCAACATTCAGCGCAGGGCCAGATGTTCCGATAAAACGACCAGGGCGGCGAACGTTCAATGTTGCGCCAATTTTTGCGCCAGTTACGGCAAATTGGTCATCATAGTTACGCATGACTTCAGAGGAGAAAGTCAACTCGTTTTCCAAGACCATCAACGCTTCGTTGGTGATCATGGAGATGGTAAGCAGATTGTTGCTCATTTCATTTCCTTAAAAAAGATTGGATTGTCAGCGGATTCGCCCTGCAAGTCGTGCCGCTTTCCAAGCCTGATAGTTACCATGAAATTGACGGTTTGAGTCAAGTTCGGTGACTGGCCCATTAGCAGACGCTTTGATCGGGTTGATCGGCGCTGGCGCTTTACTTTTCCCAACAGTAGTCTTTGTCTGAGGCTCAGTCTTTTCAAACCGTGCCTCCAGCTTCCCAATTGTTGCCAAGGCTCTTGTCAAAGTCATGCCTTGCAGTTGTTCAGCAATTTCGGGATTCTCAGCCAAGTGATACAGGATTCGAGGGCCAACCTCTGATTCAAAAATTGCATCCCGCACTTCGTTGCTCACAACAACGTCAGCAGAACCAACCATCGCCTCAAAGTCGGGCATCTCGCCTTTTGCTGATTCAACCCGCTTTGCCCAAGTGTTTATCAATTGGTCTCTCTCGGCTTGAACCTTTGCCTGCACTTCCTTTTGCTTTTCCTCATTCAATCGCTGATCTACCCGATAGTCAGTTAATGCTTTCGCATATTCATACATATCGGAAAACTGATCAGGCTGCGGCTCTTGCTCACCAACTGGCTCGGCTTGAGGCTTTGCCTTTGATTCATAATCCCGCAACTTTGCTTCCAGCATTTCCCTAGCTTGACGCTCGGCTTGGGCTTCTGCCCGTGCCGCCTCTCTTTGCTTGGTAATGTCTGAAAACCTTTTTTCCAATTTTGGATTCTGTTTTCGATCCTCTACCGCTGTCGCATCCTTGTCGCTCTCGTTAGATTCATTCTGTCCTTGGGCGCTTTCTTGCGGCTCTACTTTTGTAGCCTCGCTAGGCGCTGGATCAGCTAAACCAAGTTTATTGGCAACGAATTCAGCCATGTTTTCATTTGTAACCACGTTAGCGGCTACTCTTGGCGGCGCTTGTGGCGCATCCTGTACTTCTGACATAGGTTTTATCCTAAGAATTTGCCCCATCTACCTGATGGGTAAGGTTTTGGGCAATATAGCCCGAAATCATCAATTCGTCAATCACTGCGCCATAGGGGGTGCGCCCTGCGGCATAGGTGCTGGCTCAAGCAATGGGTTTTGCCCCATGTCAATGTCTTGGGCGGCAAACTGTGCATATTGATTTTGCTCGGCATTTCTACGGGCAATTTCCTCAGTTAAACGGCTGGTATCCATGCGGTGTAACAGCAGTTGAACAATAGCTTCAATTTCGGTCTTGTTTTGGCTTGTGATGGAACGGGTGTTTTGGTCATTAACTTTGACCTCTGCCATCAATTCGCTGTTGTGCGCCTTGGCGGTCTGTCTCATCAATTCTCGCTGAGTCTCTGCTTGCTGTTTCACGCCCTCAATGTCGGCACGTTGCTTCATAGCCAATTGCATTGCCGCCATTTGGTTTTGCATATCCTGCACAGTTTTCTTGGCTTGCGCCAGTTCCATCTGCACTTGTGGCGGCACATCGGATTTCTCATCAATCTGCGCCAGCGGATTCATGGCGGCTAGGCGGTCAGCAATTACATCAGCGCCAGGGAAGTCCATATTTCGGAATACCAAATCCCCCGCCACGTTGAACAATTCGGGCTTTGCCATCAGCGGCATCATTGCATCCACGGCTTGCTGGCGCTTGCTCATAAAGCCTGGCCCTGTATCCATCACAACGTCATACTCACCCACGGTCACATCATTCAGCACCGTTTGAACGCCATCATCTGTGGTTTTTTGCTCGTTGATGGTCTCCATGCTTGGCTGTCCATCAGTGCCAATAATCCTCATAACCCGTTGGGTGTCGTAAATTTTGGGAATCAAATCCAAAATGATTTTGCCCGTATGCCTAATGCTTCGGGTCATGTTGTCATAGAAGTGGAAATTGCTCAAATCCACCTGATTTTGCTGACCAGCCAAGGCTTTGCCTGATATATTGCCGCTTGGCAATTGGTTGGGGTCAAGTATGCCAAGCACCATCTGTAAGTCGGCAGAAATTGCGCTTGCGGCTTCCATGATGCCAATAGGAGGCGGCTCGGGTTGTAGGCGTGTCGGCACTGGGGCTGGTACACCCTCAATATCCTTTTGCTTGTAACGCAAAACAGGGCTTGACTTGATGTTAGCCAATGCCCATTCGTTTTCATGTCCCTCGTCTTGACCCTCTGCCAACAACCATTTAGCCTTAGGTGCAAGGGCAATACTCTCGGTCATGCTGGTGCGCCAAAAGTTATACATCCGCTGCGGGTCTTTAGCATGACGCACTAGACCAAACTTTTTGCGTTTGTCCTCAACGGTAAGTTGTGCGCCGTAGACAGGAATGACGGGGATATAGCTACCAATCCACTCGCCTTCCTCAAGCACCTGCATTGAGGTGACTTTGCACCACT